CGCCTGGTAACGGGCGGGCAGCCCTTTACGACCAGGGGTTTTTACTTCAATACGCACCACCGGGACAAGGACCAGTGGAAGACCCTGCACTTCGACAGCGAGAAGAGCCCCCTGGCGGACCAGGCGCACATTGCCCGCATGAAGCGGACCTACGGAGAGGAAAGCGACATATACCAGGTCCGCGTAAAAGGCAACTTCCCAAGCGGAAACCCGGAAGCCTTCATTCAGTACGCAGACGTCATGCTGGCCGTCCACCGGGAAGTGGCAGGGACCGGACCCTTCGAGCTTGGCGTGGACGTTGCCCGCTTCGGCGACGACCTGACAACGATATGTACCCGGCAGGCAAACCATTGTTTCCCGATTGAAAAATTCAGCAAGCTGGACAATGTTCAGGTGGCGGCCAGGGTTATCCAGACGGTCCGGGACGCCAGGGAAAAGACCAAGTACTCCGGCCCGGTCCGCGTGAAGGTGGACGACACCGGAGTGGGCGGAGGCGTAACCGACATTCTGAAGCGGAACCGTGAGGACAAACTGATCGTTATCCCGGTCAACTTCGGGGAAAGCCCGAAGGACGGCGTACACGCCGACATGGCAAGCGCCCTTATGGCAGAATTCAAGAAGCAGCTTCCGTACATCGAGCTGCCCAACGACGAGGACCTGGTTGAAGAACTGTCCGCGCGCCGGCGCCTGCCCGGGCCCATGATCAAGATCGAGCCAAAGGACCGTTTTAAGGCGGATTATGGCCGCAGCCCGGACCGCGGCGACTGCGTTATTCTGGCCTTCGGAAAGGGCGCCGAGAAGAAAAGGGTATGGCCTGGCTTTCATTCCTGGAACCTGAAGCAATGCTGGAATTTTCAAATCCAGTGGAAGAGCTTTTTGAGGCGGAACGCGCAGATATACATCACCGTGTACCAGGAGAAGGACCTGACCACAAGCGTATTATCCTGCCTTTGGGACGGCCAGGAAGGAAAACTCTACCTATTGGATGAAGTGGTGGCGGCAACCCCAAGACCAGAGCTTATCGTACCAAGGCTTTTCCAGTCTTTTGAGGCGCTGTTTAAAGACCATGAATGGAAAGACGGACCAAAACCCGATTTCAAGAGGTTTATTTGGTACGGAAACGTAGAAATGTTTGGCATGGCAGACCGGGCCAGCACGATGAAGAGTATGCGTGACGGTACGGCCAGGGCCTTTGAAATGGGCGACGTCGGCATCTTCCTGCAGCCGAACCTCATGTATGACGAGGCTGGAGCGATAAGCATGGCAGGAACAATGCTGGGGATGAATAGAATTGCGGTACATACCAGGTGCGAAGAAACAATTGCCCAGTTTTCGGAATGGAGAATCGAGAACGGGAGGCCCGTAGGAGAGAACAACGGCCTTTGCCTTTCACTTTGCAACATTGTTTCATTATTGCACCAGTGGGGAGAAACCAAGACGTTCCTGAAGAAGCTGGAGCCGTACAGCCTGGAAAAAGAAGATGCGCGTAAACTTTTGGAACAACACGAAAAAGAGGGCAGGTTGAGCGATTATGAACGTGTCAAAATGAAACGCTTTTTTAAGCAGAAAATCAAGATTGATAAGAGTGTACTAGAATGAAACAGTGATTCTTAATACAGTCCAGAAAAATCCGCTATTTAAAAACAATTTGCTTATTGCATGAATAATAACTAGATTAGTACAAAAAGGGAAGTGTGTTTTAAGTGAAGGGCGAGTGGAGCCCATAAAGCTCCATTCGCTTTTTTTATTTATGATGAATGCAGAAGAATTCCTACTTCGACCGTTAATTGAAATTCGCTGTATTAAAATTAAGCTGAATGGAAAAAGGTGCTACAGCTGGCTAGGCGACATGGCTGCCGGCGTACACACGATTCAGAACTTTCATTGCCCGCAATGCCGGCTGGAGTGGCTGGTGGAAAAAGACAAAACAGACCTCGTAATCTTTCATAAAATCCCCAAGGGCACCATAAAAAATTATCGTCGGGACACCGGCTGTCGAATGGAAGTCCATTCAGCGCAGCCAGAACCCGTCCTGGCATAAGGAGCGCGACATGGACCCTGAAGCCGTAATGGACATAAACGAAGCAGGGCCACCCACCGCCGACCAACGCAGCGCCCAATCCCAGTTGCAGTACGAAGCCAGAGCCATTGAAAACGAAATGGACATGGCCGTACAGTATGATTTTACCAACAGAGAACGGAACCGGCAGAACTGGCGAATGTACGCGGCAATCGACTTCGGACAGTACAGCGCCTCCGAGCTGGCCCAGGCGGCCGCGGAAGGCCGCCACGTCGATACTTACAACATCGTCACCCAGAAAATCGACAGCCTGGCAGGCGCGATCCTGCGAAACCCCTTTGACATGGATTTTATACCCGTTGAGCCGTCGGACGCCGGATTTACAAAGGCCTTGAAGCAGGCTATGTTGTCCGACAAGGAAATGATGGACTGGGATACCAGTTATCACGACCTGGTTATTGGAGGCCTGATCTACGAATCCGTGGAAGAAATGTACATCGACAGGCGCTTTCACAAGCTGGGCAATATTGCCTGGCGCGTCAACTTGCCCGGTCACGTCATATTTGACCCGAACTGGAAGACTTCAAGCGGAAAAGACCTTCTTAAATGCTGGAAGGTCAGCTACTTATCAAGCACTCAAATTGTCCAACTATGGCCCAAGACCAGGCCATATCTCCAGCCAGAAATCGACCGCCTGCGCGTCACCGGAGGACAGGACATAGACCCGCTTTCAAAGGGAATCACGCCCAACTTCGAGCTTTACGACACCGGCGGCTTCGGCAACAAGCACCGCGTAATTCAGTTTTACGAAATGGTGAAAGAAGAATACTGGCAGGAATACGAGAAGACGACCGGCATGGACCTGCCGCAGACCGACGACCTAGCCTACAAAATGGCATGGCTGAACAAGAATTGCCCGAAGTGGGACGAAACGACACTCAAGCAGCGCAAGGAACACAGGAACGTATGCTATTGCACCGTTATCATCCCGGAGGTCCTGCCAAACGTCATTATCGAAAAAAAGCCCACCGAAGTGCAGATCGGGAGGTTGCCGTTCTTTCCCTGGAGCGCAGCCCGCATTAACGGCGTCCCCAGGGGCATTGTTGACCTGATCAGGGACATTCAGCGGAACATCAATCACCGCGAAATGCTGGTGTCTTTTATCATCCAGACGAATGCAATGGGCGGCGAGGTCCTAGATCCGCTTCTCTTTAACAACCGGCAGACAGAAATCGACGAGTATATTGCCACAAAAAACCAGCCGAACAAGACATTTATCGCAGCTCCAGGCGCGGCCGGCCGGAACCTTATGCCGCAGAAACTACGGCAGACAGACCTTCCGCAAGACGTTACGGCACAGCTTATTAGAATGTGGGACTATGCCGACCGTATCAGCAAGGCGCCGGCAGCCTACGACGCAAGAGGCGAAACCCAATCAGAGTCAGGATATGCCTTCGCACAAAAGGTACGCCAAGCAGAGCAGCAGCAGTACATCTTATTTTCTGGCTTAAAACGGCATTTGAACGAAAAAGGCGACGCTTATCTGGCCCAGGCGAAGATTCAATACGCCCTGGGAGGATATCAGCGAGACTTTGCCGTACCCGGGAAAGATAAATTCGTATCCTTCAACCAGCATACGGAAGACGCGGACGGAAATATCTCTATTGCCAATGATATTAATCAGTTACCGCGGCACAAGGTTATCATATCCGAGAGCCCGGATGGAATTACAAACAGGCTTATCACCCGGGCCGTGTCCGCGGAAGCCCTGCAGGCCGTCCCGACGGAATGTGTCGGCACCAGGACAAAGCTGGCGTCAACGATTGTTTCAAGCATGGACAACTTCAGCGACGAAGACAAGGCCGAACTGGAAGAACTTAACGAGCTGGAGATTGAACAGGCGAAATCTACGCTAAAATTCAACATCATGCAGAACAACGTAAATACCCTGAATTTACAGATGCAGGCCCAGCAGCTTCAGGCGCAGGCCGCGGCACCGCAGGCGGCAATTGGAGGACCAGCACCGGCGCCTGGAGGCGGATCAGCGGCAGGCCCGGAAATGCCCGCCGAAGGCCAGCCGGCACCCGCAGGAGAGGCGCCGACCCCTGGAGTCGTACCGGAAGCACCCCAAGCAGTCCAGGCTGGCCCGGGACCGGCACCGGCGCCAACGGCAGGCGAAATGATGAGCGCGTTCAAAGGCGGCGGCGGAATGCTGGCGACAACGTAATGTTTCATGTGAAACCATAAATTAATGTAAATTCAAAAAAGGGATCGAAAATGAAAACAGAGAAAAAAACCGGGAAAACCCCGGACGTGAAAAAGGACGTGAAGACGCCGAAGGGTAAGGCCGCGACACCCATGGCGCCCAGGGATCGGCCCGGCTTCATGAAGAAAATTTTTGACGGAGGTATGTGCAAAGGCGGCGGCGTCAAAAAGGGTTTTCAGGCAGGCGGGCCCGTCGGGGCAGCGCCTATAATAGAACCGAAAGCATCCCAGCCATCCGACCCGAAGACCCAAATGCAACAGCGGCGCGCGGCCGCAGATAAGGCAGCCCAGCTGGCAAACGTCCCGCCACCCGCCACTGCGGCCCCGGTCCCTGCAGGTCCGAAAGCCGCCACGCCCATGCAGCCGAAGCCCGTCCCGGCGCCGGCGGCGCCATCCCCGGTCCCAAAGGCCCTGCAGGTCCGCAACCAGGAAAAATCAGGCCGCGGAATCATGGGCAAACTTTTTCCAAAAATGAAAAGGCAGGGCTTTGAAGAAGGCGGCCCGGTTCTGGACGAAGCGGCCGAGCCTGGCGAAGTCATGGCCACCGCGCCGGAGTCAAGCGGTGAAATCGTCGAAGGTGCGGAGCCGGTGGCGAATGCTTCAGGCGAAGCCGTACCGCCAGTTGTGGAGGGCGAGCTGCCGGCCGAGGTCCCCGGCGACGGCGGCGACCAGGTGATAACCGAGGGCCCTTTCAGCGAATACCTGAAAGAAGGAGTGGACCCGCAGCTGGTTGAAAAGGGAAACGAACTGACGAAACGCCTGGCAGAATCTTCCAGCGACGAAGCAACCATGACGCAATTCATGGCCGACACAAAAGACTACATCGACGAACTGGGAAACGCCGTGAAGACGGCCCAGGGGCAGGGCGGCGGAGAAATGTTGCGAGGCCTGAAGGCTATGCTGAAGGACGCCCAGGACCTTATGACAGCCCATGAAAACATCATGGCCGAAACCGGCAGCGCGGACCAGGCCATTCAGAACGCCCCGGACATTGTGATGATGGCCAGCAGAAAGAGCGAAGCGGCCTGAAGCGGATTACCCCCGCAGAGGCTATTTCATAAACCGCCCGAAGCGGATTACCCCCGCAGAGGCAAACAAAGGAGAAGACAGTGGGAAATGATGAAGCTCAAGTTGTAGAGCAAGCGAAAGAACCGGAAGCAGGAGTCTTTGACGTTACCGGAATGACTGATGACCAAATCGGAGAACGGATCGACAACGATGCTGCCTTCGCAAAGGCCTTCATGGAAGACCGGATAACGCGGAAGGAGCCCGCGCCAGCGGCAGGAAGCGAAGCGGAAATCGAGGCAGGAGTGGACCCGAATACCGGAGACCCCGGCGACGGACAACCCGCGGCCGAAGAAACCCCCGCAAGCCCTGAAGAGCCGGCACCGGAGCCGAGAACGGAAGTACCAGGTGGAGAAGCCGACAAAGTATTCACCATTAAAAAAGGTGAACTGCCGGAAGGCTTCGACACTCCTGGAAAGGTCTTCAAGTCTGTCCTGGAGAAAGAGAAGTATATCCAGTCACAGAAGGAGATCATACAAACCAGGGAAGGAAGGATCAGGGAGCTGGAAGAGCAGATCCGCGGCGGTAAGCCTTCGGGCCAGTCCGCGGCGGAGAGGCCGGCCCAGCCGTCCGCAGAGGACGAGGAAATTGACGACGCCAAATTGTACGATCCGGTCTGGATGAAGGAGCAGCTGAAGGAAATCAAGCGCCTTCGGAAAGACCTGGCCGAAGCAAAGGCATCCGTCAACGAGGTAATTCAGGACAACCAGGCACAGAAGACGGTCAACAAGACAATTCTTTCACTCAAGGAATTCCAGAAACAGCACCAGGTCCTTAATACGACCCGGCCGCTGGACGTGATTGACCAGGAGTACAAGGAATTCGTCGAGAAGATCGCCGTCTTAACCGGGACCACCCAGGACCAACGCGAAGCACTTACGCAAGTCAACGTCTTCCTGAACGACAAAGGGGAGGCTGGAAATTCCTTGCGGAAAGCGGCCGAGGAAAACGGAGTGGCGCTACCTGAAGAATTCGACTCCTACCTGAAAATTCTCAATATCCGCGACACGGCCCGGAGGGGAACCTTTACTGACCCGCAGACGGGGGAACAGCGACCATTCACCCTTGAAGAAGCGTACCGTATGACTTACCCGGACCTTTACGCAAATCCACAGGCAAGCGTCGGGCAAAAGCCGACCGCAACGCCGCCGAAGCCAGGTGCCAGGAGGCCTACCCAGGCCGAACTGGAAAAGCTGGCCGAGAGGCAGCGAAGCGGAAGCGCAACCGACATACCGCCAAGCATGAGTGGTAAAAGCGTAACAGTGGACGACTTGACGGAGGCTGAAATTGACGTGCTAATGGCAATGACGCCGGCGCAAATGAGAGCCAATCCGAACAAGGTGAAGCTGTTAAACGAGGTTTACAAGCGCATGGATATTCCGCCGGTTAATCCATACGGGACACAAGTATAAAACCCCGTAAAATAAGGAGCCATAAATGGCTTATGTAGTCGCACCAGCCGCACCGTCTTCAATGGATACCATGAAGGCGGCTGCGCTAAAAATGAAGGCGTACAACAAGACGCTTCGGACCGAGAGCGTCATTTATGACGTCTTCGAGAAACTGGCCGGAGAAATCCGTACAGATCCCAAGGGCATGATGGTGCCCGATGCAATCTTCCTCAAGACAGACACCCCGCCGAAGGGTGCCCATTCCCAGGTCATTCCCCTTCTGAAATCTCTGTCCGGCGCCCCGCAGCTGGGAACCGGCGAGAATATGCTGGGGAACGAAGAGAACCTGCAGCTCAAACATCTGACAGTGTATTACAACGAAGTGAAGAAGAGCGTCGCCAGCTTCGGCTGGGGCATCGACTTCAACGACTTGTCATACCTGGACGTGTACGGCCAGATCACCCCGCTTATGACCCGGTACTTTGCGGAACTCCGCGGACGCCGGATTAGGGAAGCGCTGCTTCTGACCGTGGCCGCAGAGCTGACCAAACCCCCCATCAACCTCAAACACCAGTTCAATCCGAATGTCTTTGTGACCAATACAGACCTGGGAGCCATGCCCAAGTATAATCACAACGATCTGACGGAAGACACCAGCCCCGGCATAACCTGGCCCGACGGGCAGGCTCTTTACGACGGATCCGGGAACAATTATTTCGTCCATAACATCTATGTGGCGCTGAAGGCGGCCACAAACTCATGGGCGAACCCAGAACGCGCGAACCTGACAGTCCAGATGATTCTGGCCCTGGCGTATTACGTCGAGAACGTACTGCTCCTGGACCCTATCATGCTGGGCGGCCAGCCTTCGTACATCTTCCTGGTGCCGGCGAACACGGCGAATTACCTGTCCAGTTTCACGAAGGATGGGAACATCACGCTGGGCGACGTATGGAAGAACGTCACCAAGCTGACGAAGGACGAGCAGGATATTCCCGCCGTCCTGGGCCGCGTTTCCAGCCTGCTTTTAGTGGCGGACGGCCGCGCCCCGACGATCACCGCCGGCGGCGACGACGTGGATCCGACACTGACGCCTGGATTCCTGGCCCCCGGACGCGCCGAGGGAAGGAACAGGGCGGCCTTTGCGTCCAACAACAAGGTTTTTGACGTCGGCTTTGTCCTGGCCAAGGGCGGCCTGGTAGAGTGGATCGCCAACGACCTGCGGTACGCGACCGAGCAGACCGAATATGGGAAGTTCCAGGGCAAGGGTGCCTATCAGATGTCCGGCATTCAGCTGGTGAAGTACGACGAGGACGTGACCGACGCGACCCCGACCGATACTTCATACGAGCAGAACGGCAGCTGTGTAGTACTGATGACCCCGCCCAAGCTCGTCACAACGACCTGATGCGAGTGAAGAGGAAAAAAAACCGGGGGCGCCCGCGGCCCCTGGTTTTATTAAACCTTAAACCTAAATGAAAGGCAAAAAATGTTGAAGCCTGCAGTAAGAGCTGGAAAGCCCAGCATGAGTCAGGAAAAGCGTTTATCAATTCTTTTGGAGCAGGGCCATAACATATGGGTTCTGCGACACAGGAAATTGAGCCAGTACCCTGTCACTATTCACGGCTTCGATGATTACGAAGTCCGTATGCACAAGAGCCCCAACAGCGACGAAATCCGGTACGCAAAGGAATTCCGCCCGCAGACGTACATTTCCTTTGAGCCCAACGAAGAGGGAGTCGCCACGGCCTATTGCGTGGAAACGGAACGCAACAAACGTATTATCGCAAAGCATTTCTATTCCAATCAATTCGAGGTGATGGAAATAATGACGCCCGCCGGAGTTATCCCGCACCTTCAGGCGCTTGCCCAGGTCCGACAACTCGTAACAGACCTGGGAGTGAAAAAGCCGGCAAACGACGATATGTTTGCCAGACACCTGAAAGACTTGAGGGGCGGCGCCGCGGACAAGGCGCCAATAGCAATCGAAGGCAAGCCGACCGCGACAACACAGGCCGCAGATCCGGCACCAACCCCGCCACCCGCTTATAAGACCCTTGCCGAATGCCAGAAGGTAGCCGAGGATAGAGTTATGGAGCTGCAGGAGCCCATGATTAAATTCCTAAAGCAGAAGCATGGCGAAAACTGGAAGAAGCAGGGCGAGTATAAATCTGTTATCAAGGTTCAAATCGACACAATGGCGAAAGAACTGGCCAGGTCTGCCGGGCTGATGGAGGCAGAAACGCAGCCGGCAGTACCGGCGGCGCTTGCGTCCGCACCACCGACGACAGAGGACCAGGACGACCTGGTAAAATAAAGAGGTCCTAATGGGCACAAAAACAGTCGTGGATGAAATCAAACTGAAGGCGCCGGCCTGGAGTCGGGACGGCGCCGTGTCCATTCTTCAGATGATGGACCGGGCACAGCGGTTTTTGTATTCAGAGCCATGCAACCGGACCGTCTATATCGATCCGCTGACCGGAAACCACATGACGCTGAACACAGAGTCTGGGAAATTTGAATATGAAATTCCCGACGTTACCATTAAGATTGACGATCTGGACCGGCCTATTCGTATCTCAAAAGTGGTTGAGGTTTACATTCCAGGTACGGCGAAGCAGGATTACGCCCAGCTTTTGCTGGACCGGGTAAGTCTTCCGCAGATCGCAGGAGAGGTAAGAGAAGACCGCCTGACCCTTAAACATACTTGCTACCCGGCCCTGGAGGAAGGAGTGCCTGGAGCGAACAAGTGCAGAGTTATCTTTCCATTTGACCCCGGGGACAGCACAGGAAAAATACGCCTTGTGGCGATTATCGAGCCGTTACGCCTGACAGAAGATATCATTCCTTTGATGATTGAAGAGGAATTCGAGGACGACATTATTGAGGGCGCCCTGGCCTACATCGAGAAGAATGATTATGGCAGGTCCGACCGCCTGGTGAACTTCAAAGAAAACCTGGCGCTTCGCTTTTGGGATAAACAGAACAAAATGAACCACCTTAACAAAGTAACGAATACGCCAATAAGGCCATTTTAATGAGTCAAAGACGACTTGCTTTTCCCACCACCGAGCAGCAATCTACCAGGCCAGAGCGCCTGACCCGCGATAACTTTGCCGGAGGCATGAATGTGGACGATCCGGCCAGCGAACTGCAGGCGAATGAGCTGGCCAAGCTGGTAAACCTGATTGCCTTTGACAACTACATGGAAGGCCGTACTGGATGCAAAGAACTTCTGGCTTTTCCATTGCCGGCAATTCAGATTAATAGCGAAGATGGACCGCAGGATATTCTTTTAATCGGAAACAAGGATGACTATGAAGTTGAGATAACGGGAGAATGGGATGCAACGCAACAGGACAAACTTTTAATAAATGACGGGGACTATTTTTACTGGCCAGAAACAGAACTTTTAGATCAGATTACAGATCGAAGCGCCCCAACATATCCAAAAAAATTTACTTCTTTGATAGTTGGCGACTATGCGCAGGCTAATTGCAAGGTAATCGGCCAACCCTTCGGAGCGTACTACCACGATAAGACAAAGATGCTTTACTTGCACCTGGGCACAGAACTATGGAAAATTGACAACTCATTTACCGAATATCAGCGCGTAACGCTTGCCGGTAGTGAGGGCCTATCACGAACCAGATCCCGCTTCAGACCGCAGGACGCCAACATCATCATTTTTAATGGTAACGGTATTTTTAAGATAAATACCGGAGAGCCAAACGAGCATTATTTTAAAATCAATGTGGACGTGCCTATAGTGCTGATCGACGAAGTGTCCGCCACGGACGCAAAACTGAATGGCCGGCAAGTCATTTATACCCTAGCCAGAATCGTCGGCGGCAACTTTAACGAAGGGCGCCTGGGCACCGACAATCTTTTGCTGCAGGAAACCGGACCATGTGCTTCAAACGCGGCCACCGGCAGGGACAGCGCGAAGGTTTATACAGAGCTGCCCGTCGGCACCGGCAAGGAAACCAAAGACGTGCTGACCAGTAAGGACAGCGCAATCGACCATTGCCAAGACAATTATCTATTATGGCAAACCTGGCCGGATTGGGCCTTCAAGATAAGCATGAATAGTATAGTGAAAAATATCCGTTTTGACGGCAGCGGAGTGGCTAATATGTTTGAAGTGGCCGACCGGATCCAGTCCGCCCTTCGGTCTGATTTTCCCAGCGCCACCTGCGAGTACAAGATAAGCGCCCTGGGCAATCCGACGCTGATAATCACTCCTGGCGAAACAGGAGTTATCGACGACCTAAATGGGACCACCGGAACCTATGTGGACGCTCCTGACGCGGGCCACGACGCAATCGGATCCCTCAAGATGGGCCTGGGCGACGGTACACTACAGGCGGTCCTGGCGAAAGAGCCAGTATCATACACCGGATTAGGGGTAGAGCTGGACAGCGCAGCCATGACGCACATGGCGCTCTACGGCAGCAAGAACCTGAAGAACGCCAGCACCTTCAGCGAAAAGCTGATCTGGATCAAGGACGTACCCATTATCCGAGTCCTGTCTGGCGCCCTGCCTGCGAAGGGCCTGGATTATTCAGGACAGGTTTTTCAGACCGGAAGTGGAATGGCGATTTACAAGGACGACGAAGGAAGCGTGGTGCGCTTTTTCAACGGGACCGAAATAACCCTTCAGAAAATAACGCAGACGGCTGGGGGTGATGATTCGTATGAAAGCACATCGCTGTATGGAAGAGGCAAAGAATTCCTGGCCCCTGCAGGGATAAACGGTCCGGCAGCGATAGGCGCCGAGAAGGTGGCCAGAGCTTCGCAATTAAATGCGCCCGACTTTGGCATTATAACCATAGACAACGTAAAAGTTGGAAAGGTTAATGGTGTCGATACCGACGGAATTTATGAATTTGAAGACGGCGACGTTGGTCGTATAATCTTTGTGTCCGATGGGACCCTGCGGACCATCATACACGTTCAGAGCAAAACGATCGCCTGGGTGAAAGAGCTGGACATATTCAACGATCTGACGATTGCCTGGAACTACAATAAGCTGACGGCAGCCGCCAGCCGGGCGATAACCGATACAGTGACCGACGTGATCCTGGAGAGCCGCGGCGGCCGCCAGGGTGTAGACGACTTCCTTCTTCAGACAAGATATTTCAAACCCATGCCTTCTGGCAGTATTGGAGAAGTGGCGAATACCTTTATTTTTGTGGCACCTGACAATTCTAACGCTTATTACTATTCTGCGACACCCCTGGGACAAAAACACCGCGGCGGCTATTACCATCCGGGCTATCAGAAAGACGACAATGCCGAAGACGTTATAACTTTCATAAAGCGGTACGCGGACCGCATTGTTTTCTTTTGCCGGCGATCCACCTGGGGAACTTCGACGGCAACAATCAACAGCATCGACGAGCCGACGCTGGGGGAAAAGATTTTTATCGTACCTAGCGTTTCATTTGTGGCAAATATCGGCCTGGTGAACGTGGACAGCCTGCAGGACATAGGAATAGGCCAGAGCATCATGATCACGACCGAGCCTGCGGTCCGCACCTTTGACGGCAACACATACAGCGAGAGAAATTATGCCTATAAGAAGGTAATGAAGTATCTATCCCGCCTGGCAAAAATCGTTTACACAAGCTATGACCCCATAGGTGGATACGTCATTTACGGCACTTTCTTTGAAACGGAGCCCGGGAAGAACCGGATTAACCCGGACACCGGCTTCTGTCTTCGCTTTGCTATCATGGACAGCCAAGGCCGAGGCTGGACCATCTACCAGGGCGCTGAAATGGCGTGGCCCATGCCGTATACCCAGGGCCTTCTGATTCAGAACGAAGGAGGGTATCTTATCCAGATCCTTCTGGATGGCAGGACCGGAAAGTGGTACAGTATTTCCACCTATCCGGGCCCGGACGGATCCGATCTCGAAAGAGTATGGACCGACAAGGGCGAAACGGATATTTCCTGTCTTGTGACGTGGAACGAAGACCGTGGGCCCAGCGAGAGCTTTCAATTGGAATTCCTGGAGAACCACATTTTTTTACGGCCCATCGACGATGCGCCAATACCGACCGAAGACCCAGCATTCAAGACCAGATTTCAGGTTTATGCAAGGTGTTACCGGGATGGCAAAATCGAGCCCCTGGGCGAGAGTAAGGCCATTCCCATACCCGGCGACAGTAAGGCCATTCCCATACCCGGCGACATTGTTTTTGACCGGAAGCAGCAAGGCCCCAGGATCCAGTTGGAGCATGAATTTACGACAAGCAGGTTCAGGGTTTTGTCTTCCGACAGGTATTACGCCAGCCGGGACCGGGCCGGCCTACAATCCCTGTCCCAACGGACCACGCCGGACAGCCAGCACCAGCAGGAATACGCGCAACAACTGATATGGATTACCAGGGGGAATAACCCCATACTGAACCGTTCAACCGGAATCAGCGCGACGGGCGGATATCAAGCCAGGATATCAGGCCCGGACGGATACAGCAACAGCGCGCTTCAATTTGACGGGGCCGACCACCTGGCCATTCCAGTACACCAGGACCTGACCGGAGATTTTACTCTTCAATTTGGAGTAAAGGAATAATGGAAACATCAACGATTAACACGGTGCTGCAGATTATTTCGATAGCGGCAATCGCCGTAGTCGGTTTTTGGATGAAGATGATTTTCAATAAGCTGGAAACCCGGCAGTCAAAAGAGATTTGC